GGGTTGTATTCGACGATACTATCGAAGCCACTAAAGGAATGCGAGGTCCTATAGACTATGAACAAATCAAAGCGATGATTCCAGGTGGCTCTCTTTCCTATCAACAGGAACACGGAGATAAGGATTTTGAAAGTAGAGAATTACGGGGTCAGTATTCTTTGCCCATAGGAGAGGCAACCGCCTCCGTACACGGTGGTGTGCGCGAGGAAAAGAGAAATATAGTCCCAGAACAAGTTCAACGGTTGTTCCAGAACTTAATGTTAGAACAACGTAGACGAAATCTTGGAGCAGGTGTTAAGGTTCCTATCGGAAAAGGAGTAGCCTCCCTTAATGTTAATCGTATGTGGAGGGACACGGCTTCACCTCAAAGTAGATTTCAGGATACAAGGCCAACCTATGATGCCCCGCATGTAACTAGCGTGGGCGCACAATACCAAATGCCAATAGGACGTGGGGAAGCTGTTTTGTCTGGAGACTATTGGCGAAGAAGAGGTGATCCGCCTCATTGGCAGGTTGGCGCCAAATATGGTTTAACTTTTTAATGGCCGACCCGACTACTTTCGCATATGCAGTCTTGAAAGCCGTTCAGGATCGTATCAAGTTAACGGAAGAAGCTATCCTGCAAGGGAACCCCAAGAACATGGAATCCTACAAACAATTAGTTGGCGAACTACATGGCCTGGGATTTGCTGAACAGGAAGTCAAAGACGCTTTACAATCATGGGAAGAAGAATGACCCAACCTCTTTATGTGCCTGACCATGTTACTAAAAGTATGGACGAGAGATTAAAAAACCAAAGTGACGCAGTCTCGGCTGCATATATAAAGGAAGCGGACAGGGTTTTGGACCCTGGACGTTTGGAAGTAACATTGAATGAGCGACTACCGCAACCTACGGGATGGCGCCTTCTTGTTATGCCGTACATGGGGAAAGCCACCACGGATGGTGGTATTCATATCCCCGATGCTACGAGAGATCGTGAAGCGTTAGCGACAGTAGTTGCTTACGTTCTGAAGATTGGGCCATTGGCTTATAAGGATCAGGATAAGTTTGGATCTGATAAGCCATGGTGCAAGGAAGGCCAGTGGGTTTGCATTGGTCGTTACGCCGGCGCTCGATTCAAGATCGACGGGGGCGAAGTCCGTATCATCAATGACGACGAGGTCATTGCGACGATTCTTGAGCCTGATGATATCAAACATGTCTAGAAAGGAGAAAGAGACCATGGGAATCATGACATGCCACAGGAAACAAAGATTGAAGTAGGAGACGCAGACGAGTCTGCTGTTGATGTTAGTATTGAGGAAGAGACCGAAGAGAAAAAGGACTCTCCTAAAGAAGTAGAAGTAAAAGAGGATCCTCCCGAACAGGAGGAAGAGCTTGAAGAATATAGTGCGGGTGTAAAGACCCGCATTGACCAATTAACTAAGCGGTTCCGTGAAGAGGAGCGTCAGAAACAATCTGCCGTTCAGTTCGCGGAGAATGTCCGCAAAGAAAACGATTCCCTTAAACAACGCCTTGATACTCTGGATAAGGGATATCAGGAAGAGTTTGGGAGCCGTGTTTCTTCTCAACTCGATTCCGCAAAGAAACTTCTTAAAGAAGCTCATGAGAGCGGCGACGTTGACAAGATTGTAGAGGCGCAGGAAGCCTTATCCAATTTAGCATTGGAGAAGGGCAAGTTAGCAAAAGCCCAACGTGAAGCTCCAGCCCCAGCGCCAGCGCCCGGAGCTGCTCCAGCAACGCAACCAGCGCCACCAGCGCAGCAACCAGCTGCTCCTCCAGATCCTAAAGCAGAGGCTTGGGCCAAGAGGAATGATTGGTTTGGGCAAGATGAAGTTATGACATACGCCGCATTCGGTGTTCATCGTCGATTAATTGAGGACGAAGGGTTTGATCCTCAAAGCAATGAGTATTATTCTGAACTTGATCGGAGAATGGTGTCAGAGTTTCCTGTGAAACTTGGACAAAAGACTCCATCGAACGGGGGAAGCAGAAAGGTTGCGTCAGCCGAAGCTTCCGCGTCCCGCAAGAGAAGTGGACGGAAGACTGTGCGGTTAACACCATCGCAAGTTGCGATTGCAAAGCGGCTAAATGTGCCACTTGAAGAATACGCAAAATATGTGAGGGATTAACCATGGACACTACAGAGAACACAACTCGCCAAAAGTCTACGAGGACGCCTCGATCCGATAGTACCCGCGCCAAGGAAGCGCGCCGGGAACCTTGGAAGCCACCATCCATACTGGATGCGCCGCCCCCACCTGAGGGTTACACCCATAGGTGGATACGATGTGAAGTTGCAGGGTTTGATGACCGCAAAAACGTATCAGCCAGAGTTCGTGAGGGCTGGGAGTTAGTACGCGGTGAAGAGTACCCCGACTTTGACATTCCTACGATTCAGGATGGGCAACATGCCGGAATTATTGGAGTGGGTGGCTTACTTCTAGCAAGGATTCCGTTGGAGATCGTCGAGGAACGCAACGAATATTTTCGGGGGATGACCCGCCAGCAAATGACGGCTGTTGATAACGACTTAGCTCGTGAACAACATCCCGCGATGCCGATTAGTAAACCTGATCGACAGTCCCGTGTAACTTTTGGAGGTCCCAAAGAAGGGGACCAGGAGTAAAATAATATGGCCAACAGTCAAGGAGCATATGGTCTACGTCCCTTACAGATGTTGGGACAGGCCGCTAACTCGACTGGTACCGCCAATTACACAATGTATGAAATTGCCAATGCCAATTCTAACTCCATCTACCATGGTAGTCCCGTTATCCCGTTGACTACGGGATATATCGACATAGTGGGGAATGCTGCTGGTGGATCCGTTAGTCTGCTTGGTGTTTTTATGGGTTGTGAATATGTGGCGAGTACCACGTTAAAGCCTACGTTTAGTAACCTTTGGCCTGGTTCAGGAGCAGACAGCAATCATCCCATTAAGGCGTATGTTGCTGACGATCCGAACCAGTTGTTTGTTATAACTACTGATGCCACGTGGACCAGTAAAGCAACCGCTATCGCTGATAGATTCAAGAACGCACAGTTTGCAACAGCGACAAGCGGCACAACCGCTACTGGTGTTTCTAGTTGTCAGGTAGATATAAGCACCGCTGCCACTACCGCTGCGGATTTTCAGCTCAGAATACTGGGATGGGAAGACAATCCAGAAAATCTGGATTTCACGGCGGCTGGGGTTGGTGTAATTGTTCGTTTGAACAATCACTTTAGTGCGCCAAATGGTTCCGCTAACGCGGGTACAACCATTTCAACCACTGGCGTTTAGAGGAGTTGAGAGATGGCTATTTCAAGAGCTCAACTAGCGAAAGAGCTAGAGCCTGGCCTCAACGCCCTTTTTGGACTTGAGTATGCTAGGTACGAAAACGAAGCAGCAGAGATTTATGACACGGAATCCTCAGAACGTGCATTTGAGGAGGAGGTGATGCTTGCCGGTTTTGGGTCAGCCCCAGTAAAAACGGAAGGCACCGCTGTTTCATTTGATGATGCACAGGAAGCGTATACCGCCAGGTATACCATGGAGACTATCGCACTTGCCTTCTCCATCACGGAAGAGGCAATTGAGGATAATCTCTATGATCGTCTAGCTTCCCGCTATACGAAAGCGTTGGCACGTAGCATGTCCAACACCAAACAGGTGAAGGGTGCCGCTACTTTGAATAATGCTTTCGATAGTAACTTTGTAGGTGGCGATGGTCTGGAGCTTATCTCCACGGCCCACGTCTTGGTGAATGGTAATACATGGCGTAACGAACCAACCACCGCTGCCGACCTGAACGAGACAAGTCTTGAGAATGGACTTATTGACGTTGCGGGTTTTGTAGACGAGCGGGGACTTAAAGTTTCGGTTCGTGGACAAAAGTTGATTATCCCAGCAGCACTTCAGTTTGTTGCGGATCGTCTTTTAGAATCCACTCTTCGTCCAGGTACTGCCGATAACGATATAAACGCCGTACGGAACATGGGAATGCTTCCTAAGGGTTATACCGTTAACCATTATTTGACGGATACCGATGCATGGTTCATGCGAACTGATGCCCCTCGAGGCTTCATTCACTTTGAACGTATGCCGATGTCTACAAAGATGGAAGGTGATTTCGATACAGGTAATGTAAGGTTTAAGGCCCGTGAGCGTTACAGCTTTGGGTACTCAGACCCACGTTGCGTATACGGTTCACCCGGCGCGTAAAGACTACGGGAGGGGGGCAACCCCCTCCTTTCTTTCTGGGGAAACCAGCCCTAGCGACTGACCCAGCAGACGCTCACAAAGACTCTAGGGCTAACCCTTTTGTGAGAAGGTATTATTATGGCGAACACACATTTTTCAGGTCCAGTTCTCTTCTCAGCGGCTCGACCTACTCTCGAAAATCTTAATATTGGTACATGGCCGGATCAAACTCGGTACATG